GTCGAGCCTGGACGACCTGTCGATAGGACGCCAGGATCAGATCGTCCGAGCCTGGGACCTCGCCGCGACCGTGGCAGCCCCTGGCGCGGATCCGGATTGGACGGTAGGCGTCAAATTGCACAAGGACGGCGACCGGCGCTTCACGATTCTGGATGTAGTGCGCCTTCGTGGCACCCCTCGGCAGGTTGAAGAGGCAATTGCCGCGACCGCACGGATCGACGGTGTTGGTGTTGCCATCGGTTTGCCCGAGGATCCCGGTCAGGCCGGAAAAAGTCAGGTCGCATATCTCGCGGGGCGGCTGGCCGGCTACAGGCTGCTGACATCCCGCGAAACGGGCTCCAAGCTAGTTCGCGCTCTGCCTGTCGCATCACAAATGGAAGCGGGTAACATCGCCATGATCCGTGCCAATTGGAACCATGCATTGGTGGAAGAACTTCGTGACTTTCCAGGTGGGCGAAAGGATGATCAAGTCGATGCCTTCGTGCGGGCGTTCACGACCCAGATGCGTATTGGCACGGCTGCCCGGCAATCGATGATACCATTTCTTGCAAGATAGGTAATATCTCCAAGCCAACTCTTGCCTATCAGGATCAATATGTTCGACACGATATGCGACTTGATTCCGCGCGACCTGGATTATTCGGATCGGACTCGCACACTGGATATTCTGACCAGAGTAATTGAAGGCCGTCTCTACAACGTATTGCCCTACAAATTTCATGAAGAACGTGGCAGTGGCGGGGAATACATACCTCTGAGAAATCGCCGCCCAAGCGTCCGGTATCCACTCTCCCGCATCGTAGTGGAAGATAGTGTCTCTCTGTTATTCAGCGAAGGTCATTTTCCTACCGTTGATTGCCCTGACCGGGGCGCCCAGCAAGCGATCGCCGACATATTCAAAGAGGCGCGCCTTAATCTGGTTATGACGGAGGCGGCCACGCGTGGCTCGATCGGATCGGCGGCAATCCTGCTCCGAGTACTTCGAGGCCGGGTGTTTTTTCAGATTCTCAATACGATGTTTCTGACGCCAACATGGAACCCGGAAGAACCTGACACATTGTTGCAGGTGGTCGAACGATACAAGGTATCCGGGCGTGTCTTGCAGCAGACCGGGTATGATATTGACGATCCTGGCGCGGAACACTGGTTTACCCGCTGTTGGGATCTTGATTTCGAAACGTGGTTCGAGCCATACCCGGTCGGTGGCACGGATCGCCTGGTCATTGACGAACTACGTACCGTGCGTCATGGCCTGGGATTTGTGCCGATTACCTGGATCAAAAACCTCCCAGGCCCTTCATCGACGGGAGATGTGAATGAAGGTGCCTGCACCTTCAGACCGGCGATAGAAACCCAGATCGAGATAGACTATCAGTTGAGTCAGGCCGGGCGCGGGCTTAAATATAGCAGTGACCCGACACTCCTTCTGAAAGAACCGGCGGCGTTGGACCGGGATCTCGTTCGCGGAGCAGGTAACGCGCTGATTGTCGGCGAACATGGCGACGCACGGTTGCTTGAAATCGGCGGGACCGCGTCGGCTGCGGTCATTGAGTATGTTAGGACTCTTCGAGAGCTTGCCCTCGAAAGTCTGCATGGTAATCGCGCCAGCCCCGAGCGTCTAACGGCGGCACAGTCCGGGCGGGCGCTTGAGTTGCTTAACCAAGGTCTGATCTGGCTGGCGGACAACTTACGAATCACCTATGGAGAGGGCGCCATACTTGATTTGGTCAAGATGATCTCCCAGGCGTCCCGACGCTATCAGCTTAGAGTGCGTGGCCGCACCATTGCTCCAATCGATGCTCAGATGCCATTCACGTTAAAATGGCCTCGTTGGTATTCTCCGACTGCGGAAGATCGCCAACGTGACGCGCAGACGCTTGCCACGTTGGCGACCTCCGGGCACCTGAGCCGGGAGACTGCCGTGAAGTCTATCGCCGATACGTTCGACATCGAGGACATAAAAGTCGAACTCCAACGAATTGCCGCAGATTATCCGCATAAGGAATAGTAATGTCAGACACGGCTCCTGAAAATGAGGCTGCGTTAGACCCCGAAGCCCTGCGGTCGCATGCCGAACACCTAGAGCGTGAACTCGTGCATGTCCGCCAGACGGCGGAAAAGCGTATCATATGGGCAGATTTGACGGTCGAGGCTGTCAAGGCAGGCATGGTCGATCTCGACGGTCTCAAGTTGCTAGACCTTGCCGACGTCAGATTGAATGACGACGGGCACGTGGCTGGGGCATCGACCCTAATGACCCACCTGAGGCAGACCAAGCCATGGCTGTTCGGCGGTTCCTCTTCCTCAAACCCTATCAGGCCACCACCGGCTCCGCAGCCTCGGCAAAAGCTCGCACGCGAGATGTCGGACGACGAATACAAGGCCGCGCGGGCTCTGATCGTCAAACGCCACGTGTGAGTAGTTCTATCCGACTAGCGTTCGTTCAACGGCCTTCTCGAACAAGGATTTTTCATGGGCATTCTGAATTTCCCGGCATCTCTGCAGCCGATCATCCAGCAGGGATTTCTTGACCGGGAATTTGATCTCGCATTGCGTTCCCGGCTGGGTTACCGAGCCGTTGCAGATCGAGAAGAGATTTCGGTCGGGATTGGTGAGACCCTGACCAAGACCCGAGCCGGCTTGAAGCCGGCTGTTACGACTCCGCTGTCTCCGGCAAGTAACACCAACCTCGACAACGGGCTCTCGCCGACGACCTGGAGTGTCGAGCAGTACACGATCGTGATGAACCATTACGCAGCGACCATGGATCTGAACATGGTCACCAGCCGGGTCGGTATCGCGGCCCAGTTCCTGCAAAATGCTTATTCGAACGGTGAGCAGGCAGCACGCAGTCTCGACGAACTGGCTCGTAATGCCCTCTTTGCCGCCTACATGGGTGGCAACACGCGCGTCCGCACATCCCTGGGGACTGCTGGTCCCGTAGTGAGTGTCGACGATGTGCGCGGGTTCCAGAATGCTTTCGTGAACGGCGTGCAGCAGGCCATCAGCGGATCTAGCCCGCTAGCCGTTACCATCGGTGCTAACGTCTACAGCGCGGTTTCCACCTCGGTTGACGCCACGAACGTGTCTACAGCGCCGACAGGGATATCGGGGACTATTACGTTGGCGACGAATGTGTCCGTCAGTGACGGCGCCGCAGGTAACACTGTCGCCGCAGCCAACGGTTCAACGATCATCCGGCCCCTGCAGCGGACAAACACACTACAGCTTGGCGCATCCGATACCCTTACAATGGGGTGCCTTCTGGATGCGGTGGCCAAACTCCGACTCAACGCCGTACCAGAAATCGATGGGGCCTATAATTGCTACCTCGACCCTGTGTCGTCCCGTCAGCTGTTCGCTGATCCCGACTTCAAGCAGTTGTTTCAGGGAGCCACGTCGGCGAACCAGGTGTTCCGCAAGGGAATGACAAATGATTTCCTTGGTCTGCGGTTTGTCCCAACCAATGAGACCTTTGTGCAGGCGCACCCGACACTGGCAAATCTGATGGTTCGACGCCCGATCATCTGTGGCGCGGGCGCGCTGGTGGAGGGTGATTACGCCGGCCTCGCGGCAAGCGACGTAGCTCCGGCAGACTCTATTGTTTCTGTTGTGGATGGTATCGCCATGGTCACGCGCGAAGCGATCGATCGGCTCCAGCAGATCATCGCCCAATCTTGGTACTGGATTGGCGGGTTCTGTGCACCGTCCGATACGACGACCAATCCGACAACGGTACCCACAGCGACCAATGCAGCTTTCAAGCGCGCGGTGATCGTCGAACATATCGGTTGACCCAAGCGGGAGCATCGTAGAATGGCCGTAGGAGCGACAAGCGCGTTCAGTCCCACAGGGACTGTTGCACTCTCAGCGACGACCGCCTCGTCCTCGGGTTTATTGGCCGGTTGGGGTGCATCCGTGGCTGTGACTAGTAGCGCGGACGCTGGGGTTTTTGTCAGGTTCGGGCCTGATATATCGATCTCGGCAGGCAATGCGGATATGCCGGTGCTCCCGCATAGTTGCGTCATGCTTTCGATCAACAACGTGATCACCCATGGTGCCGCTGTCGTACAGACCGGAGACGGAATCATTGATGTTACCAGCGGTGATGGCGGTTGTCTCTGATGGCTCTCTCCGATGTGGAACGTACGGATGTACGACGTTTTTGTGGCTATCCGGTAGTCGGGAGCCCGAACGCGGTATCGGCTGGCTTGCAGCACCTCCAAACCTACGGGCCGTTGGAATACCGAATTGCCAATTTGTCCGCGACTGAATTGACCATCGTGCGGCGCTATCTGGGTAACTTGACGATTCTTGAAATCGCGGTGCCGAGGTCGAGTGAACATCTCGATACCGACCAAGCCGCAGTGTGGACCCGGAACAGGACGGAGCCTCAGGATAGGCTACGGCTGCTGGATGACTGGCGACGGCGGCTGTGCGACTTCCTCGGGGTCCGCCCGGGCCCCGGCCTGGGTCGAGGCGGCATAGCATGGATTGTGTAGTATGAATGCCGATCACATCAAGGATCGGATTAGCTGGGCTTACAACATTACTGCTAGAGCTGTCGGCCGCCCCGCGGATGCGTTTCGTGCCAAGGGGACGCACAGCCCACTTTCCCCGGCCAATCGGTATCTGCGCCTGCATGCTGCCTTCAGTACAACCACGGGCAGTTTTGCCCGCTCACAGGTCTATGGATCTGGTCTCTATCAGGGATTTTTTGACACGGCCTATACGCGGCCGGGTGACTATCTGGTTCAGGGACATCGCATATTTTTCGTCGCCGAACAGGATGAGTTGCTTCCCACACTTTGTGTGAGAACGAACAGTGTCGTATCAATTCGACGTCCGGCATTGCCAGCGACCATAGGGATGTCGGGTTATAATGGGGGACAGAACGAAGACACTTCCGTCATGATTGCGTGGCCTGCCAGTGCTTTGGGGGTCGGAGGAGGCGGACAATCGCGGGCGGGCCTGCCAGGAGATGTATCGGTCCCAGGGTGGTCGGTGCTCCTGCCTGCACAGGCCGGTATCGCTTTGATGGTATCCGATATTATCTCTGACGACCAAGGGCGGCAGGGCGTCATCACGGCGGCGGAGTTGACCCATCTCGGTTGGCGTCTGACCGTCAAGCAGGCGACAGCCTGATGGCCGATTTGTCGGATGTTGAAGATGCTCTGACGTCAATCGTCTCAACTGCCCTTTATCCGGACGGTGTTGGGTCACCCAGTCTTCTCGACACAACCTGCCGGGTCTATCGAGGGTGGCCCAACTCGTCGGCGTTGAACGGGGATCTCATGGCTGGATATGTCAATGTTACAATCTCTCCCGACACCGCCATAGGCACCACCACGACACGCTTTGCCACGACCTGGCACTCCGAGCCCGCTGTTCCCGAATTGGTAGCCAGTATTTCCGGAAATACAATCCATTTCCATGGAAATGTCCAATTGGGGCAACTCGTAGGGTTGCTGATTGATGGCAAAGCTTATGTTTATTCACCGGTCGAAAACGACACACCCATGCTGGTGGCCGCGAACCTTGGTGCCTTGGTCGCACAAGATCAACCGGCACAGGTTACCGGCGCTTCAATTTCGGTCCCCTGGGCTGGTAACTTGCGGGTGCGCGTGGTGTTGCATGCCCCGGCCTACACGGAGATCCGTCGTCAGGAGCGGGATATCAGGGTGATATTCTGGTGCCCAAATCCGATGTTGCGGGACAGGGCGGCCGCTGCAGTCGACATTTTGGTAGCAGGGAAGGCGTTCATAGAACTTTCGGACAGTAGTCAGGCTCGCATTACGTATGGCGGCTCGGCTGTCTTCGACCAGGCGCAGAACGCTCAGTTGTACCGGAGAGACCTGATCTACCGGGTAGAATACCCCACCATCGTGACAGAAAACCTCCCCGCCATGTTGTTCGGGGCATTGAACCTGAATGCAGCCCAATTCGTAGCCTGAGGACAATATTGCATGAGTTACTTTCTGGTGGTGACAAAGCCTTTCGGGGCATTCCGTAGAGGGACCCTGATCGAAGATCACGCACGGATCGAAGAAATTTTGGCGAGCGAGCACAAGGATTACGTCGTTCGTGTCGCGACATCAATGGGGAATTAAGACTCATGGCGATTGTTCCACGGGGGACCATTAATACGACTTCGTTGGTTGTTCCGGACCTCTACGTCCAGATCGTACCACCCCAAAACCTCATGCTGAACGGCGTCCCCACGAACGTCGCGGGCGTCGTCGGTACGTCTGCCTGGGGGCCAGTAAACCAACCTGTCATCATCGCTACAATGGCCGATTATGCGCGCAGCTTTGGCGCGATCATGGCGCGCAAGCATGATATGGGCACCGCCGTCGCAATCGCGATTCAGCAGGGTGCTCAGAATTTTCGCTGCGTGCGCGTTACGGACGGAACCGATGTCGCTGCGCAAGCCCTTGTCCCCGGAACGAACGCAAGCTTTACGGCGCTTTATACGGGTTCCCTCGGCAACGAAATCACGCTCACGCTGAGCCCCGGCTCACGGCCCGGGACATGGCGCTTGCGCGTCATGCTTCCGGGTTTTCAGCCGGAGTTGTTCGATAACATCGAAGGCGCTGGGTCTATTTTCTGGCACAACCTCGCAGAGGCCGTCAACGCGGGACAAGGTGTGCAGCGGGGACCTTCCCAGCTAGTTGTGGCCAGCCATGGTGGGGCAACTGCAACACCAGTTGAGCTCTCGATCACATTGGGGACAGCGTCGGTCGGCACTGACGGCGCGACGGGCGTAGCAAGCCCCCGTTTGATCGGTGTCGACGTGCCGCCCCGGTCCGGGATGTATGCGTTGCGTGGCCAGGGATGCGGGCTGTGTGCACTGGTCGATTGTGACGACCCCACGAGTTGGGTTGTCCAGGCCGGCTTCGGCCTCCAGGAAGGCATCTATATGGTGATGACCACCGCCGCTGGTGGTACTATCCAGGCGGCAATCACGTCGAAGCATCAGGCGGGCCTCGATAGCTACTCGGCGAAGTTGATGTTCGGTGATTGGCTATGGTGGTCTGACCAAGCGAATGAGACTGTGCGGCTGGTGTCACCTCAGGGATTTGTGATTGGCCGTCTTGCCAATCTGTCGCCGGAGCAATCCAGCCTCAACAAGCCGCTCTACGGGGTCATTGGCAGTCAGCGGTCGGGCACACCGGGATCAGGGCAAAGCGCGTCCTACTCTTCCTCCGAGCTGACCGCTCTGCTTGAGGCTGGCATTGACGTCATCTGCAATCCGCAACCCGGAGGTCGTTTTTGGGGGGTCCGAGGTGGTCACAATTCATCGTCCAATGCAGCCGTCAACGGAGACAACTACACTCGACTGACCAACTATGTTGCCGCAACTCTGGCATCCGGTATGGGCCTCTATGTCGGACAGGTGATCAACGCGGATCTGTTTCGTAATATCAGATCAACCCAGCTGGCCTTTCTGCAGGGGATGCTGGGACAAGGTCTCCTGGGTAGTTACGATGGAAGCGTCCCATTCACAGTGATTTGCGATCGATCGAACAATCCGGCCAGCCGCACCGGGCTCGGGTACGTACAATCTGACGTACAGATACAGTATCAGGCAATCAATGAGAAATTCATTGTGAATGTAGAAGGTGGCCAGACTGTTCAAGTGTCTCGGCAGACGCTTCCCAGCGGGCAAGCTACCTAGATAGGAGTCACTCATGTCGCTCACCACATTTTCGATCGGTCGAGATACGCAGCTCGTCATTATGGGACCTGCCGGCCGGGTTGACCTAGCACATGTCACGAGCTTTGAGAGCCGACAAAACACTCAGTCTGTTCGTGTCAATCGAATTGACGGTACCCAGCTCGGCGCGGAAATCCCCCGAGGATGGGAGGGGAGTTTCGAAATTGAGCGTGGCAACTCAAATCTCGATGATTTTATTGCTGCTACAGAGCAACAATATTTCGATCGCACCGGGCCTTCTGTCGGCACAATGTATCAGTATGTGACGGAGACCAACGGCTCCACGTCAACGTACCAGTACGACGGAGTGGTGTTTCGGCTTGCCAATGCCGGTGTGTGGAAGGGCGATGTCAGCGTCAAGCAGAAACTTGAATTCTTCTCTGTTCGTCGTCGGAGAGTCTAAGAATGACCCCATCTCAGGCGATTCTGGCAGCCGCGCAACAGGAATGGGAGATCCGAGATAGCTTGGATAGATCCATAAAAATCCGTAAGCTGACCGCCCTTGATACATTGAGGTTATTCAAAGCCGCAGGTCCAGTCCTTTCTCAGAACGAACCCTGGATATCAGTCGCATCGTTGGCAACGTCTGTTGTCGAAATCGACACTATTCCTGTGCCGACCCCGGCCAGCGAGAGTCAGATCGAGGCGATGGTCGCAAGACTTGGCGACGAGGGGCTTTCGGCCATTTCCGACTTCTTGGATGCGAATACCGAAAGGGCGACGTCCGATCGTTTGGATAACCTGGGAAACTCGCCCGGCACCCTGATCTGATCGACTGCTTGTACTTGGTCAGGAACGGGGTGCCCTTCGACGTCGCCTTTGCTCTGCCGTCCGACGACCGGCTGGCTTATGTCGTAGCACTGGGAACATTGGACGGAGAACTCTTCGACTGGTCGGCCCTGCGGTGGGTACGAAGTGAGAACGAGCAATTCTGAAACGGGCCCCGCTAGGTAAATCAAAAAGTCCCTGACCCGAGTTCATTTTCTTACGAAACCCCAATTGTGAGTGCCCATGGCGGATAGCAATCGACGTGCAGCGGGCGGTCGCCACACACTGACCGGCGCGATCATCCGCCCGCCGGGCCAGGGAAACCGGATGGGTACTTGGGCGGGCGCCGCTAGGCTATCACGCCGCCTAGGGCTTCGCATGGGACCCGCTAAACCTTTTGCCCCGTCGGCGACGCGCGCCGACGCCAGAGGCGGGTCTAGGAGGTTTCCGACAAAGGGTGGAGCGATTGCCTATCGTAATCACGCTACAGATAAGCCCTATCTGCCTGGGTCTCGACCCCGAACCCCGAGTCCTGGACCCGCACACGAAGTCAGTGTCCAACACAGAGCGATATCCGAACTGTCCTCACAAAGCGGTACCAGACCTCGTTCGCCGCCATATGAGGATATCGGATCAGACTTCGGATCGGCACGGCATTTGGGCTCAAATGAGGAGAGCGCTACTCCGGTTCGCCATGCTCCAGCCCAAGCCTTAGCTACCGCACGTCGGCCGGCGAGGGCGGACGCAATTAGTATACCAAGCTCGGAGTGGCGGAGTTACTATAACCGTGGCGGAGCGGTAGGTCTCCCGTGGAATGCCAATCGTCCTTTTGCGGACGGGGCTTCGCACCCTCCCGTGTTAACGCGCCAGGCGGCCGGCGCCATGGGCAACGAGAAGCCTTCGTTCGCTCCGGTAGCGCGCGCAAGTGACCTGTCACTGGACCGTGGAATCATGGCGCCCTCATCGCGAATGGTCCGGTCGGACTGGGCACCAGCCACCAGAGAAAAAGCCGGGGCCACATCTGCTGACCAGGCCCCGACGCAAGGTACCATACACCTGGACGGAAACGCCCTTGGACAATGGATGGCGCGTCATCTGGAAAGAGTGCTCCTCCAACCGGAGCGAGGCCCGACGGCGCTTGATACGCGGGTCGTGCCAGACTGGCGAGCAGCGAATGCAGGCTACTAGGCTGACCCCTGCCAGGCCGCCTGTTAGTGGCTGTCGTCCGCCTGGCGCTGACAAAGTCAGATGGCAGATGCAAGAATATTGGCGATCGAGCGCCAACAGTCCACCAGAAATTTAAGGACATATCGTTCGTGATTCTAGGTGATATTACCTTTCGGGATTTCGAAATACCGCCAACAATTCAATTTGGAGGCAGTCAGCGGA